ATGATGGTGACTATGACACAGAAGTATATGTAGAGGAGATTGACAATGGAAGAATATGCTGATGCATTAGAACATTGGGCTAATTGTTTTAGGGATGGTACACTATACGATGCCTATGCGAATGAGATTGCCTATCTGCTAGAGGATAAGGCATATGATATAAGAAAGGACTTAGAAAATGAACAAACAAGCACATAAACAACACATTCTTGCCTTATTTGAAGAGGTTAGACAACTAGAATCACGTATGCAACCTACCGACACAGGACATATTGCAACCACAATCAATGTTCTCATGGGTAGGATTGAGGAACTACTAACTGAACTTGTAGAGGAGAAGTGATATGAAAAGTAAAAAGTGTAAGATAGAACTAGAAGGCCACGAGATTGAACGTATGCGTAACATAGTCAATGCCATCAAAGACTTAAACATAACTACATCTGATAAGGCATGTATTGATTACGATACCATACGTGAACTAGATGGTGCTGATGATTTTCTTGCTAGGCATTTCGGTTTAGTCCAGCCAAGTGACACAGATTTTGTACGTAACTGGTACATAGATTATCAGTGGGATGAGGACGCAGGTTAATGTTTGCTGAAGCACTCGTATGCCTAGCACTCAATGTGTACCATGAGGCCCGTGACCAGCCCTTTATTGGGCAGGTTGCGGTAGCCCAAGTGGTAATGAACAGAGTGCGTGATGACAGGTATCCCGACACACCATGTGACGTGGTGATGCAGGGTCCAACCTACACATGGGCTGAACATTACCCTGTGCGTCATCGTTGCCAGTTTAGCTGGTACTGTGACGGTAAATCAGATAACACTACAGATCAGGGAGCCTATGACAAGGCTCTTATGATTGCTCACGGTGTATACTACGGCAACCTAGATGACTTTGTGGAGGGTGCTACACACTACCACGCTATATATGTATTGCCTGAGTGGGCAGAAAGTAAGACTCGTATTGTACAAATAGGAGAACATATCTTTTATAGGTGGGATTAAGACTTGACATAAGCTATGTCTTGTTATATAACACAGTATCACTTGCCCTTATGGGCGTTAACCGTCCCAAGTTGGGACACTGAGAGGAGAATAAAAAATGCCTTTAGATTTTACAGCAGAAGAGATCGTTCCTGATCACATTAACTTTCCAGTTATCCATGAGCCTACTAAGTTTGACAAGTCTAAGTATGTCGTAAACGGCAACACTGGTGAATATCTTGGTATCGTGGGTATGGGTTTCCCTAAAAAATCACACGGTGAATACTTCACTGAAGTGCATAACGGTATATCTGATCACTTTGGGATGGAGTTTTGTAACAACATGAACATTAAGTACAAGACTGCCCATAACAATGCTTGGGTTATGATGGACATGGTTATGCCTGATGTACTACGCAAGATTAAGTCGGACAAGCACACAACAACAATTGCACCACGTTTGATTGCTTTGCATGGCCTTAACGGTACGTGTTCCAATCAGGTGTACTTTGGTTCTATTGATTTCTTCTGCACAAACGGGATGATCACTGGTGACTTTGATCAGGTTAAGCGGAAGAACTCATCTAACTTTATCTTGGAACGGTTTATCAGAGAACTAAAAGATACAGTTTCTGATTTCAATGAGTCAGCTAATAAGTATCAGAAGTGGGCAGAGAAAAAGCTAATGGCTTCTGCAGTCAAGGATATGCTTGAGAGCATCATGGCAAATCGTAAGTCTGAAAAAATGTTTAGCTTGTATAACCAAGAAGCGGCTACTCGTGGTCAGAATGTGTGGGCTTTGTACTCTGCATTTACTAACTTTTCTAGCCATGAGGGGGAGAACAACGGCTTCTCTTTGAGAAATACTGGCAATGACACACAGGCAAAGAGCATGTGGGATCGTGAACAGGAAGTGGCAAAGTGGACTAGCACACCACAGTTCCGTCAATTGGTAGCGGCATAACCTAGTGAGTATGGTCTGTGCAAGATGAAAGCTAGGTTACGGGGGTGGTGGTAAGACCTACTGTAGTAGGACAAACTGCCACCCCCTCCACAACGGAGGGAATAGAAATGCGTTACAAACTACAGAATGTGGTAGATGATTACTACAATTCTTATGATTTCAATGTTTTAGTTGAAGGAACTAAGAAAGAGTATCAATATCACATTGGCGTAATGTTAGACACTGTAGTTGAGGGCAAAGCTATTCGGGAAAGGTACTGCGACAAAGTGTCATCCCGAATGGCGAAGCTGTCATACAACCAGTGGTGTGAGAGGGGCATTCATTTTGCTAATCATGTCTTGTCTGCCTCTCGCATACTATTTAATCATGGTCTGCACATGGAAATGTTACTTATAAACCCATTTATATCGGTCAAGAAACGCTCTGTGAGCGTCCGTAGCACTGTCTGGAGTAGGGAGCAGGTACAATCCTTCCTAGACACGGCCTATGGCGATTTTAGCACCCGTAACGTGGGTATTATTGCACAGATGGCATATGAATGGTGTCAGAGGCTTGGTGATATGCGTATGTTGACATGGGATAGCTTAGATTTAGATGCTTGTAGAGTACATATCAGGCAGTCTAAGCGTAAGGCAGAGGTATTTTTGCCAATTGAGCAAGAATTAAATGAGATGTTGATTGAGCAGAAACAAGACTTTGGTTTTCAAGAGTATGTCGCACCTATGACAGAGCCTATTAGGGGTGTATATCATCCTTATACAATATACAGGCTACCCAAAGTAGCACGTAGGGTAATGAGGGATGCAGGACTACCTGAATCACTACGGCTATCTGATCTTAGGCGTACAGGCACTACTGAAATGGTTGAGGCTGGTGTATCTATGGGCAATATTATGTCGGTTACAGGACATGCTAACCCACAGTCAGTTAAGCCCTACATGAAAAATACTTTCGCTAGTGCAGATTTAGCCTTGACGACTCGTAAAAAACATGATATTTAAACATCGTGATTGCCAAACGGACCTATATATAATACATATATATGAGGAGAATAGTAATGAATATTAAAGGTTATGTAGAAGATTTAGATATACCTGTTGGTGAATCTCGTAGGATTAATTGTCCTGTTTGTAGTTCATATAAAACATTTACTGCTACAAATAATATGGGTAAGCTACTGTGGAATTGTTACAAGGCTTCTTGTAGTGTGAGTGGTAATACTCGTGCTAAAGTTACTGCTGATGATTTACGTAAGATGTATGGTAATCAGGAAGTGTCCCAAGTTGGGACATTTGAAATGCCAGAGTATGTGGTCAATCGTAGTGGTGGCTTGTACATGAACAGATGGTGTGCCAAGTGGGGCATTGATGGTGAAGCATTAGGTTTGATGTATGATGTAAGGGAAGACAGGGTTGTGTTTCCTGTTGTACATGAAGGCTTGGCTGTGGATGCTACAGGTCGTGCGCTAGGTAAAAGATTACCTAAATGGAAAAGATATGGAAATAGTGGCTTGCCATACACACATGGTTGTGGTAAAGTCGCTGTAGTTGTTGAGGACTGTGTGAGTGCAGCCGTTGTTGGTTACGGTTCCTTTGTCGGGGTTGCACTTCTTGGAACATCTCTCCAAGATTCGCATAGAAGGTATCTCGCACAGTTCTCAACAGCCATCATAGCGTTAGACCCCGATGCGCTAACTAAGTCAATACAGATGGCAAAAGAATTACGTGGACATGTGAATGATGTTCGTATAATAAAGTTAGAAGATGATATAAAGTATCGCAACCCGACAGATATGGAGAAGTTAGATGGAATTATCACTGATTAGAAGTTTAATGGACAAGCAGTTCTATGAGGAACACAGAGGCGCACGTTGCCCAGATCGTTTGTTCAGTAAAGATGTAAGAAAGATCAAGCAGTCTATTGATGCTGCTATGGATAGATACGAGCGTACTGTTACGCCAGATGAGATTGAGGCATTGTTCATGGCGAACAATCCAACTATGACTACAGCACAGAAGCAAGCATTCTCATCACTGTTCAACATTATCAAACGTGAGCAGCCAATGGGTGCAGATGTAGCACAGGAGGTATTGTCCAAATTGTTTCAGCAAGTTATTGGTGAGGACATTGCCAATCTTGGTGTGGAGTATGTTGTAGGTGACAAGTCTAGTCTTGATCCACTGCGTCAGATACTTGAGCAGTATGGTGATGACTTTACTCCTAATCTAAATGTGGAGTGGGAGGACATTGACATTGAGACATTGCTTGCACGTAATGATCTTGAAGCACGATGGACATTCAATA